TGAGCCACCAGCAATAAACACATTATCTTTAAAGTAGCTTGTTCCTTCGTTTTGAAGTTGATGCAAAGGTGAGTCTGTGCCAATACCAACGAAACCACCTGATGACATATCAATTCTCATAGCTTCTATAGTAGAAGAACCATCAAGACCTTTAAATATTATGTCCTTGTCTGTACCTAATGATTCAATAACAAAGTCACCTGATGAATTTTGAAGATTGCCCCAATTTACTGTGTCATCTTGTAACACTATTTGACCTGAATCTGAGTTAATTACTAACTGACCAGCCACATCTAAAGTTAAATTACCACTAGATAAATCAATTTCTGTTCCGTCTATTGTTATGTTGTCTATGCTAATACCTGCATCAGCAGTGACTGCACCTGTAACCCCAAGTGTACCTGCCATAGTAACATTGCCATCAAACTGCCCACCATCTGCTTTACTTACAGTGTCTGCGGCACTAAAGGCATCAAAAACTATTATCTCAATAATATCGTTTGCTGTAGCTCCAGTCCCTAATACGATTGCTGTGCCACTTGTAGATGTGTAGTCGGCATCACCTAACTTTACACCATTTTGATATACGTCAACAAAGTTGGAATCTGTGTAACTTAATGTTGCACCTTCTGCACCCGCACCAGAAAAACTAGTTTGACTAGCTGTAGCAGTATAAGTGTGCTTTCTTCTAACTCCAAATTGTGGGCTGACTCCTATGTATGGCATTGTCTATACCTCTTGGCTTTCCCTGAAACTCTTGTAATTAGCCTTAACTGTATCTGTCCATACTGCATTGGCTACTGCTTGTACTTCACTAGCTTCTTTGCTTATATCCGTGTCTGTGTGTGTCCACTTACCATCTTCACCTTTTGATGATGTGCATGGTTGTAGAACATGACGATGTCTTGATCTGCTGATTTCTTTGTCATCTTCTTTTATCACAGTGTCTGTTGCAACTTGTATATTCCAATCCTGTACAACCTCTATTTTTGCTATCTCTATTGATTTTGTTATTGCCATTCTTAACTCCTATGCTGTCATATAAACTATTGAAAAAATAATGTGAGAACCTAAATCATTTCCTAAAAAGTTTTCTCTTATAGAAGTTGAAGTATTAGGGTAATAAAAAATTAAATTTGTAGTTGAAGCTTGTGATCTAGCCATACCCATATGTCCATTTGAAGCAGATTCCATAGGACCTGTTGAATATCCATCTGCTGACGTAAATGGTAAACCTGACAACAATACTTGATTACTATCTTTACCTGTAATTCCACTTAAATATACATTTACCTCAACTAATCTACCAACTTTTGTGTAATATGCTCTTTGTATAGTAAATCCACTTAAACCAGCACTAGCAGTAGGTGTCCAAGTTCCCTGTTCATAGTCATCAAAAAGCTCAGATGACATACCACCACCACTTGCATCACCTGTGGCAGCAAAATTTATACCATGACCACTTGCTAACGTCACATCACCATCAGTGAGCGTTAAACCATTTGCTACTGTAAGACTAGTGCTTGATAATGTTAAACCTTCTGCACCTGCTCCTATTACTTTTGTTAATGCCATCCGTTATTCCTACTCAATTTTATTTGCATCATCTCTTTGTTTGCGTGTCTTATAGTCACTTCTTGCAGTTACAAGTGCAACAAAATCTGCTTGGTTGCTTGGTATGGGGTCTGTGAAGCTGCTGTCGTTCATCAACTTTGTAGTCCACTCTTGTTGCATACGCTTCCAACAGTTGTTTATCTTGCCATTGATTGCACCATCCAACCACTCGTCTATGCCTTTGTTGTCTGATACATCGTTGTATAAATCATTAGACAGAATCTTTTGTTGTAAATCTGTTAATGTTATTTTCTTTTCGTGATTTGCCATTTTAATCTCCTTTATGATTGAGTTGTTTCACTCTTGGCTAACAGACTAAATGTCCGCAAAAAAATGTGTACGAGGCATGATCTTGTATATCAGCTTGTGCTGAGCCACCTGATTGTATGAAATGTACAATGGCAGTGTCACTTGCATCCATGTCTGCAAGAACATCTATTTGAAAAGTTATATAATTTAAATCTGAGTGCGTATAATTATAAATTGATACATATTCTGTGTTACTAGTAGTAATTCGCAATGAATAATAATTAGCGGCAGAATCAAGGGAATTCACATATACTTGTGCGTGTAAATAATATTTACCTGTAACAGGTGCTGTAAAAGTATAAGTTGAATTATCAAAATCTAAATTTTGATCGAATCTTTCACTGTCATATTTTACAGTTACTATACTTCCTATCGCTACATCACTTTGTGATCCATCAGTTCCTGCGACAAGAAAAGCAGGTTGACTTTGCATTGTTACATGACCACCTGAATCCATTTGGAAAAATGTTGAACCATTTACTTTTAATTTTAAAGCATTTTGATTAACATTAATTGAATCATGCCCAAGCGTCATATAGTATGTATCATTATTTTTTACATTTAATGAGGGGTTTGAGCCACCTCCATTAAGATTAAATTGTGTTCCACTTACGTCAGCACCACTTGAAGTCGTTTCAATCTTTTTACTATTATTGTGATAAAGTTCTACTGCACCATCTTTAACAAATTTACCCATAACTTCAGAATTAGAAGCAGTTAGACGAATATCTGTGCTAGTTGTATCTAACACTAATGCTGTACCACCTGTCTCCATAATTCTAGAATAAGTGCCATCATGATATATTTCTATATCAGACCCAGCACCAAGTTTAATCTTATCATTATCACCAAGGTTAAGATGTGTAGCTAAAGTAGTTTCTCCAGTTACATTCAATGTACTGCTAAACGTACCATCTGTTGCTTGTAATGATGATGTAGATGGATGGTCAACTGTAGCCACAGTTCTAAACAAATAATACACAAATATATTATTACCAGAGTTACTTGATGGTGCGGCAGTAAATGTAAGTGTAGTTCCGTTGCTTACTGCATATGCTACAGAAGGCTCTTGTATAACACCATCTACAGATACAAGTATGTCCTCATCAGACCCTACTGCATGGTCTAGTGTAAATGCAGTTGTAGAACCATCACCAGAAAACTGTGTGGCTGCTTTACTTGCTACAAATCTATTACCTGCTTGATTACCTAAATATGGCATTATGTGATCTCCATATAACTCATGGTCACTGATAGTTTATCTGCAACAGAACAATCTATCTTTACTATATCTCCTACATTTAAAACTATCTTGTTACCAGCCATAATCTCAACTGAAGAACCAACTGGCACTGGTATGTCTTTTACAATATGTGCTGTAGTATTTTGTGTTTGAGATGTTTGTGTTGTTGTACTTACAAGTTGAACTGTACCAGTTACTTGTGCAGTATGTACATTAGCCAGTGTTAATCCTAATACAATAATCGTGCTACCAGTTTGAACTGTATAAAGAGTTTCTGGCGACCCAGCAGAGGCTGGGGCAACATCTCTTGTAATTACTTTAAATGTATTTGCCATATCATTATCCTAACGCTATTGCTAAAGCTGTAGCCTCATCTGCCGCTGCCGAAGCAGTTGTTGCACCTATATCAGATAATACTT